ACCCGGCGGCCACATGAGCGAACCCACACTGACCAGCCTCGGATGCGCCCGATGCGGCGCATGCTGCGAGACCATCCACCTGGGCGTCGACCCGCACGCCATGACCGCGCAGCCCGGCAGCCGCAACGCGGTAGACCTGGCATTCATCCGCGCGCACTGGCGCCACGACGGCCTGATCGTCAACGGCGAGCAAACCTGGACCTGCGACCGGTGGGACGCCGACACCCGCGAGTGCACCGCCCACGACGAGCGGCCGCCCGTGTGTCGCGACTTCCCGTGGTACCAGGAGACCCCAGGGCCGCAGCGGGCCGCAGCGCTGCCGCCCCAATGCTCCTACCTCGGTGAAGTGCCATCGGGGCAGCGCCCGGCCGGAGCGCGACCGCTCATCCCGGTCACCGTGATCCGCGGCTAACCACAGCCACCTGCCGCCGTCCGCCCCGCCCGCGAAGGGGGTCGACGCGCCGGTGTCACGCAAAAGCCGCAACCGCAGCCGCCGCACCACCGGCCAGCACTACCAAGTGCGCCGCTCCACCGAAGCCGAAATGGCCAAAGCCGCTACCCCCGGCGTCGGGCCCGGCGCCGCCCTCTACACCGGCGAGCAAGTCGCCGCCCTCATCGCCGCCGGCGTCAACCCGCAGACCGGCGGAGCGTTCAACGCCCTGCCGCGCCTCGACCCGCAAGTCGCCTTCGGCCCCGGCCTGCCGCTGCTGCCCGCAGCGCTCGACCCCACCCGCCGCGACACCGGCCGGCCCGAACCGCGCTTCACCGAATACCAGGTCTCCAGCAACCTGCCCGGCGTCACCGACCGGCTCGTGCCGTGGAAGGTGCTGCGTGACGCCGCGGCCGCGGGTGGTATCCCGCGCCGCTGCATCCAGATCCGCAAAGACGAGATCACCACCCTCGAATGGGCTATCACGATCTCCAAGAGCGCCGTCGCCAAAGCGCAAGCCGACAGTCCCGGCGCGGCACGCGCCGACGTCGAAGCCGACCTGCGCAAGCGCCTCGCGCCCGAGATCGCCCGCTGCACCGCGTTCTGGGAGCGCCCCGACCCCGGGCAGGACGAGGACTGGCCCGACTGGATCGGCAAACTCCTCGAAGAGCACCTCGTGCTCGACGCGGTGGCGATCTACCCGCGGCGCACCTACGGCGGCGACCTGTACGCCATGGAGATCCTCGACGGCACCACGATCAAGCCGCTGCGAGACTACCGCGGCGGCAAGCCGCTGCCGCCGCAGCCCGCCTACCAGCAGAACCTGTGGGGTTTCCCCCGCGGCGAGTACATCGCCGACGTGGACGAAGACGGACGCATCCTCAACGCGTACGCCCCCGACACCCTGATCTACAAGCGGCGCAACGTGCGCACCGAAACCCTTTACGGGCACTCCGCCGTCGAACAGTGCCTCGAAGACCTCGACGTTTGGCTGCGCCGACGCGCGTGGATCCGCGCCGAGTACACCGAGGGCACCGTCCCGACCGGGATGCTGCGCAACACCGCCGCGAACTCCTGGACCCCGCAGCAGGTCCTGGAGTACGAGACCGCGCTCAACGACGCCTGGTCCGGGCAGACCCTGGAGCGGCACCGGCTGCGGATCCTTCCTCCGGGCTTCGAGCTTGAGTCGATGGCGGACGTCGCCGAACGCTACAAGCCCGAGTACGACCTGTTCCTGCTCAAGCAGCTCGCGGCGCACTTCGCGACGACGATCGCCGAACTGAACTTCACCGAGACCGGCGGCATCGGCTCCAGCGGCTATCACGAGGGCCAGGCCGACATCAAGGACCGCACGGCGACGATGCCGACGTACCGGTGGATCCAGAACCTGATCACCGGGGTCTCGCGGCGGCACGTCGGGATGCCCGCCGAACTCGAATTCAAGATCCTGGGCCTCGAGGACGAAGACGAGGCAGCCGCGGACTCCGTCGCCGACACGCGGGTGAAAACCGGGCGGATGACGTACAACGAGGACCGTGACAGGCTCGGGCTGCCCAGGTATGCGTTCCCCGAGGCGGACATGCCGGTCGTGGTCACCACCCGCGGCGTGATCTTTTTGGAGGGGTCTAGCAAGCTCGCGCCGCCCGGGGAGACTGTGACCCCGGTCGAGGCACCGCCGCAGAAGGACGCGAACGCCGACGACGTGCCCGACCAGTTCGAGCCCGACGCGGACGACGCGGATGAGGGCGCGCAGGCGGCGAAGAAAGCGGAGGTCGCGGCGTTCCGCCGGTGGGCCCGGCGCAACCCGAACCCGGCGCGCCCGTTCCGCGCGCAGCACCTGACGAAGGCCGACGCGCCAGGTGATATCGCGGCCGACCACCGGATCAAGTTCGCCCCACCCGGGGGTGAGCGGGCCCCAAAAGAGCGTGACCCGGCCCGGCACTGGCCGGGTTGGGAACGCGACAAGAAGACAGCCGCGGTGTGGAAGCCGCGTATCCGCGCGGCAATGCGTAAGGCGTTCGACCCGCGCGGCGTGGCTGAGGCGTGGCTGGCCGCTCACGCCGGGCTGCGTAAGGGCGACGAGCCGGACCTGCCCGACGGGTTCGACGAGAACCCGCAGGGCCCTGACGTATACGGCCCGGATCCCGCTGGATGGCTCGCCGCGCGCGGCATCGACCTGGTTGCCGTCCTCGCCGCACTGATCACGCAGATCCAGACCGAGGGCTACACGATCGGGTACCTGTCTTCCGCTGCGCTGCTATCCGGCAGCGCAACAGTGGACTGGTCCGCGTGGACGCCCGGCGACGCGCAGGCCGCGCGCCTGATCCTCGACGAGGCCGGTCGCAACGGGCTCGCGCTGCTCCTGGATCAAGCCGGGGTCACGATCCGCTCCATCGCCGGCAACCGCCTCGACAAGCTCGCCCAGGCGCTCGCCGACGCTCTGCTGCACGGAGACAGCGCAGACAAGCTCGCCGGGGTGCTGCGCGGCATCCTCGACGACCCGCAGTGGGCCGACATGGTCGCCATTACCGAACTGGCACGGGCGTCCAGCGTCGCCTCGATGAACTCCTACCGCGCCAACGGCATCGAAGCGACCTACTGGGCCACCGCGGACGACGACCGGGTCTGCGCGAGCGTCTGCGAACCGAACGAAGCGCAGGGCGCGGTCCCGCTCGGCGCCGCGTTCCAAAGCGGTGACACGCAGCCCCCGGGTCACCCGGTGTGCCGTTGTGCGCCGATTCCCGTGCTCGCCTCGCTCGCTGACATCGACCCCGGCGACCTGTCGTTCGCCGCGCCCTGACCAACCCACTCCCCCAGGCGGCGCCCCGAAGCGGGCGCCGTGACCGCGCGCTCGCAAGGAGGCGATGTGGCCGCCGTTCCCGACCTCCTCGAGGTCTACGTGCCGTTCACCAAGCGGGAGAAGGACCCGAAGACCGGCCACCTCTACGTCTACGGGAAGATCACCGGCTCGGACCTGGACCACGACCAGCAGCGCATGGACGCCAACTGGCTCAAAAGCGCGGTGCCGGACTGGTTCCGTATCGGCAACATCCGCATGCAGCACGACCCGAAGACCGCGATCGGCAAGGCCGTTGAGCTCGACGAGAAACCCGACGGCTGGTACGTCGGGGCGAAGGTCGTCGACCAGGACGCGATCGTCAAGGTCGAAGAGGACGTGCTCACCGGGTTCTCCATCGGCGTGAAGAATCACCGGCTGGACTTCTCCAACAAGGCCGACGCCCCGAACGGGACCTGCGTGGCGGGCCGCATCGTGGAGACCTCGCTGGTCGACGCCCCCTGCCTGGGTAGCGCGCGGATCGAGGAGCACTACCGGCTGCCGCTGGCCAAGTCCGACGGCGCCGGCGAACTGCAGCCCGTCGAGGAACCCACGCTCGTGCGCACGAACTCCCCCACTTACGGGCTGCCGCCGGAGTTGTACGAGCGGCTTGCGGCGCCCGTCAAGCAGGCCCTGTCCGACCTCGCCGCGACCGGCGCGCAGATCGACGCCCACCCCGACACCTCCGCGGACGCCGAGAAGGCCGACGCTCCGACGCCCCTGGTGGTGAACGTGACCGTGTCCGGTTCGGTGGTGAGCGCAGGCGAGTTGGCCGCCGAGGTCCACAAGATGGCCGCACGCAACGTCGACAGCACGGCTGCTGCCGCGTACGAGGCGCTGGAGAAGGCATACACCGCCGAGCAGAAGCGCGCCGCGCTCAAGGCCGGGCAGGCGATGCAGAACGCCAACGGCGACCCCGCCTACACGATCAAGACGAAGGCGGATCTGCGGCGCGCCATCAAGGCGGTCGGCCGCGGCGGCGCGGACCACGACGCAATCAGGAAGCACATCCTCACTCGGGCCAAGGCCCTCGGATTGGAGGGCATGGTGCCCGATAACTGGAACGCCGACGGCAGCCTCAAGGACGCGCAGAAGGCCGACGAGGCGACGATCGAGAAGGCCGAAGGCGTGCTGCGCGACATGCGCGCCCTCGTGCCGTCGCTCGCCAAGGCCGACGGCGAAGGCGACGGCCCGGACGGCGATGAGGACGAGACGGCCGACATCGCCGGCGCGCAGGAAGCCATCACCGCCATCGCGAAGCTGATCGTGTCCGAGGCCGAATCCCTCGCCATGGGCAACCTCAACGAGGCGTGCGACATCGCCCTGCTGCTCGACGCCGTGCGGGCCCTGAAGTGGTTCCAGGCCAACGAGCGCAACGAGCAGTCCGGCGTGGACGAGGTCCTCATGCTCGCCGACGCCCCCGACCTGGCGAAGGCCGACGGGAAGAACGACGGAAAGCTCGCCCCGCCGTTCAAGAAGAAGGACGCCCCCGCCGACGCCGCAGACGGCGGGGCCGACGGTGACGAAGACGACGAGGACGGGAAGAAGCCCGCGACCAAGGCCGACGCGCCCGAACCGGCGCTGACCAAGGCGCAGGCCGAGGCGTTCCTCAAGGACGCCATCGCCGCCGCCCTCGCCGCCGACACCACCACCCCCGCGGACCCCGAGACGTGGACCGCGACCAAGACCGAGCTGGCCGAGATGGTGAAGACCGCCGTGGCAGAGGCCCGGTCCGCCGACGAGGAGCGCATCAAGTCGCTCGGCGCGGACCTGGCGAAGGCACAGGGCGACCTGGAGGCCATCAAGGCGATGCCCATCCCCGGCGGACCGGTGCTCACCCGCACCGCCGCCCAGCAGGCCGCAGCGTCCAAGAGCGACGCCGAGGGCCTGCACGCCCAGGCCGCCGAACTGCTCGCGAAGGCGGAGAAGTTCTCCGGCAACCGCGACCTGGCAGCCGGCTACCGGCAGCGCGCCAAGGCACTGCTGGAGAAGGCCGCCGCGTAAGGCGCCACACCCCGCATCGACCAGCCCCCCACACCCCGCCGCGAGCGGGGTTTCTTCATGGAAGGAGCAGGGCCCATGGCTCTGCCCGGCAACCTCGAACTGCTCTTCGGCGAGTCGCCGGAGGCCCCGAAGCTCTCGAAGGCCGAAGTCTCCGAGCGTTTCGACGACCTGATCAAGACGATCACCGACGCGCCCGAGCGGGAACTGTCCCGCGAGGAGATCGTCACCTCGTTCCGTGCCGGCCAGCCCGTCGACTTCAGCGACCGGCCGACCAACGCCTACGAGTACGTCGCCAAGGCGCTCGGTTCCCCTGACCTGGCCAAGTCCGTCTCCGCGGACACGGTCGCGTCCGTCATGGCGGCCCTGGACGCGCTCAAGGGCCAGCAGCCGGACCTGGTCAAGGACATCAACCTGACCTCCCCGGTCGGCACCGGCCTCGTGGCGTTCGACCTCGAGGCGCCTTCGTTTTCGTAGGGCCGCCGCGCAGTGATGCGCGGTTGACAACCCCGCTGTATCGGTGAAAATCCTTCGCTGAACCCTTACAATGTAGATGTAAGAGTGCAGGTCATGTGGACAACGCCGAGGCAACCACCGTTTCGTAGGTGGGGTCCGTAGAGACTAGATGCGGGGCACCTGTTGGACTGGAGCAACCTCCGGGCGGATTACGAAAAACTCGGATCTCAGCGCGCCGTCGCAGAACTGTATGGATGCTCGCGCAAGCGGGTCGACACGCAGATGAAGAAGCAAGGCATCTCCTGCAAGCCCATGACCGGCCGCAAGATGCCTTGGAGCGACGAGCGCCGCGCCGCCTTCAAAGACGCCATTGACACCCCGGCTTACAAGGAAGCGCACCGGGTGAGTCTGCTTAAGCGATTCGACGAGCTTCGAGGTTCGTCGGCAGACTCTCCGCTCGAGGCAATACTCCACGGAGCACTCAAGAGAGCAGGGCTCTCGTTCAGGACACAGCGGCGCATGCTCGGCCGCTACGTCGTGGACATCGAGCTTCTTCAAAAACCAGTGATCATCGAAGCGGATGGGCTTCGCCATCTGCTAGAGCGAGCCAAGGCCAGCGACGCCCAGCGCGACGCGGCCCTCGCCGAAGCTGGTTACCAGGTCTTCCGATTCACCGGCTCCCAGATCAACACTGACCCCGATGCGTGCGTACGGTCAGTCGTGGAAGCCGCCAGGATCTCCCCCGACACGGATCCGATCGCTGACATCCGTCGGGGCGGGAGAGGCGAGGACAATCCGAACTGGCAGGGCGCTCAGATCGAGCACACCTGTACCGGTTGCGGAGAGACCTTCGTCCAGTACCGAACCAACCGGGCCTACACGAAGAAATTCTGCAATCAGAAGTGCTACGGGACTTGGCTAAGGGAACACCCCGAGGTCAATCCGGTCCACCTTCGGTGGCAGCGCCATCGGGAACAACAGGTGGTGGCATAGTCCGAGCTGCATGGAGACATGCAGAGCTAGGCAGAAATGACCTAGCCCGAGCCGACGGGGCTCGGTAACAAACCTGGCGAAGGTCCTCGCTCCCCGTCCCACCCCGATCCGTAACCGCACCCCGCGGATCAAGGGCAACGGTACCAGCCACCGGTTCAAGGTGATCTCCGGGTTCACCGGTTCCGGTACCGGCGGTGTCGGCAACATCCACCCCGGCATCCTGGACACCACGCAGAACAACTTCGCGCCGTCCGGGTCCAGCAACGCCCTGTACTACGCCCGCGGCCCGAAGATCAGCTACGCCGGTTCCGATGTCGTGCTGCCCTACTCCCAGTTCAGCATGAGCGACGAGGTGACCTGGTCCGCGCAGTACGCCGGCCAGGGCTACCAGGACATCCGGCAGCTTTCGCGCACCAGCCTGCTGTACGCCAGCATGCTGATGGAGGAGCGGATGCTGCTGATGGGCCGCGGCACCGCCTCCGGGTACGCGGGCGCGCTCGCCGCGCCGACCGGCGTGTCCCTGGTGGACAACACCCTGGGCACCGGGCAGGTCGCCCTGACCGGGTACACGACGAACATCTACGTGTACGTCACCTCAGACGCGGGCGCGTTCGGCGAGTCCGTGGTCTCCTCGGTGGCGAACATCGCCCCGACCGGCGGCCACAACGTGGTGCTGCGCCTGACCGACGTGCCGCAGGCCCTCGGGTACAAGGTGTACATCGGCACCGGCGCCTCGCAGCCTGCGAACTCCTCGTTCTTCTTCTACGGCCGGTTCCCGAACCAGGCCGCGAACGGCGGCGGCGCGGGCGGCACCGGCATCGTGCTGCAGGGCGCGATCCCGACCTCGGGCGCGAACCCGCCCACTGCGGACTCCTCGGCGTACGCGGCCGGTTACGACGGCATCCTCGGCTGGACGATGGGCACGCAGTCCGGGTACAGCGCGAAGATTAACTCGACGTTCTCGACCAGCAACCCGGGCAGCGAGTTCCAGACCGCGTTCGCCAGCCTCTACAACAGCGTGAAGGCCGACCCCGACCGGATCCTGTTCAACGGCTCCGACCGCAAGCAGCAGTCCGACACCCTCAAGGCCGGAAGCAGCAACAACTACTTCCTGCAGGTCACCCAGGACGAGGTGCGCGGCGTCGCCCTCGGCTCGGTCGCCGTCGCCATCATGAACGAGGTCACCGGCAAGCGCGTCGAGATGGAAGTCAACCCATGGCTTCCCCAGGGCAACTGCCCGATCCTCTCGGACACCCTGCCGATCCCGGACACGCAGGTCTCCAACGTGTGGTCCGTGGTCAACGTGCAGGACCTGATGGGCATCGACTGGCCCGTCACGCAGTTCGCCTACGAGTCCAGCTCGTACTGGTTCGGGACGTTCATCTGCTACGCCCCGGCGTGGAACGGCTGCGTCTCCGGCGTGACCGCCGCCTGACCCGCAGGACGAACACGCTGCCCCGCGCCGGTCGGCGCGGGGCAGCGTCGTGAAAGGAGCGCAGCGTGCGTATCGCCGCCCCCGACGGCGCCGTCGCCGGCATGGAAGTCAAGGGCGCCCAGACCGGCCGCGTCACCCGCTATAACGGCCGAATCATGGACGTGGACAACCCCTCGCACGCCAAGGCGCTGCTCGCCGAGGGCGCGTTCCCCGTCTCGCTGACCGGCCGAACCAGCAGCAGCGTCGGCTACCGATGCCCCGCCTGCGGGTTCGGTTCGTACCTCAAGACCTGCGGCCGCTGCGGCGGCCCGTGCGAGAAGGAGCAGTAATGCCGCCGCGCACACGAAAGACCGCCGAAGCCGAGCCGCCCGCGCCGGACACTTCCAGCACGCCCGGGGCCGTCGCCGAAGAGACGCCGCAGGAGAGCACGTCGCAGTTGGCCGAAGGCGGCAGTGCGGAGCCGGCAGCCCCGGCGCGCCTCGACGCGGACGCCCCAGTGGCCGCCCCGGCTCCAGTGCACGCCGACGAGCCCGCGACGCGACCAGCACCGAGTTACCACTGGGAAACGCCTACGGGAACGCCAGCCGACCCGTGCCGCGCCTGCCCGCCCGGCGGACCGCCGCCCGGCGCAGGCTCCTACGGCTGCCCGCACGGCCAGTGGGTACGCGTCCAGGACACCCCCTGATGTCGACAATCGTTCGTGGCGGCGGCCACGCAGCCGTCGCCCAGACATCGACCGGCCTGGACATCCCGGCGGCACAGGCCGTGGCGATCACCGACGGCGACGGCAACGTCATGGCACTCAGCTCGGGCGGCACACTGCCGACCTCGTCGGGCTCCGGGCCGACCACGTCGCTGAGCGCCGCGACCACGACCGGACCGGGCACTGTCGTCGACCTCGGCGTGGTGCGCTCGACGCACACCATGCAGACCACCGTGACCGGCGCACCCGCCTCAGTGTCGATCAACCTCGAAGGCTCCCTGTCCGCGACAGGACCGTGGGCCGTCCTCGCGAACTCCACCTCAACCACTGGTGATGTGCAGACCGCCACGGGCAAGGCGGTGCGGTACGTGCGCGCGAACCTGGTGACCCTGACCGGGGGCACCGCGCCGACGGCCACCGCGTTGATCGCGTCGGCACAGTAGTGGCTGTCACCGTTCATGTCTCAGGTCAGCGCGGCATCGAGAAGATCGAGCACCCTGCGGCCGAGGAGATCAGCGTCGATGAGGGCGGCACGCTGATCCTGACCGCGCGCCAGGACAAGAGAGCCGAATGGGTCGTCGCCTTGTATGCGGCCGGCGCATGGCTGCGCGCCGAAACCTCCTGACCTCGGCAGGGCGAAAGCACGGAGGTGACGCGTGATCACTCCTTACGTGTCGGCCGCCTACTTCACTGCCCACCCCACCTACCTGGACCTGGGCGACCTGCGTTACGGCGACAGCAGCCAGGCGGACCAGACCGCGCAACTGGTCGACCTGCTGCTGATGTCCTCGGCGTGGGCCGACGGGTACTGCGAGCAGCCGCTGTCCGCGCACCAGAACGTCCAGAACCTGCGCACCCGCTTCGCCCGCGACGGGACGCTGCGCATCCACCCGGACCACACCCCGGTCCAGTCGGTGACGCAGGTCGGGTACGGGTACACGCCGACCGCGCTGACCACGATCACCAACCCGAGCGTGTGGAGCGAGGACGACCGCAACCTGGTCATCCAGGTCGCGGGTGCGAGCGGCCCGTGGGCCGGGTCTCTGCAGTTCGGGGTGCCGACCACCGGCTATCCGGTGTACACGCAGGTCACTTACACGGCCGGGTTCGTGGCCACCACCTTGAACGCGGACGCACCCGCGGGGGCCGGTTCGCTGCTGGTCACGGACCCGACGTGTGTGCAGCCGGGCGGTGTGTACCGGATCTGGGAGCCGGGGCGCGAGGAAAGCGTCACCGTCGCCTCCTCGTTCGTTCCGCCTGCCGTGGCAGTGCCTCCGGTGGCCACGAGCGTGCCGCTGGCGGCGCCGACGCTGTTCGCGCACACTGCGGGCCAGGACTTCACGAACATGGAGCACGACGCGCGCCTGGCGATCGTGAACTACACGGTCGCGCAGTTGCTGCGCCCGGATACCGCGGCGGAGGACTCCTACCCGGATACGCGCATGGCGTCCGGTACTCGGCAGACCGATTCCCGTAAGGACGGCTCCGGTCTGATCGACGAGGCCGAACGCCTGCTGGAACGATTCCGGCGCATCAGGTGAGCATCCAGAACGTGCTGGACGGGATCTGCCAGTACTTCGGCGGACCCTATGACGCGGTCACCCGCACCTACCGCTCCTCGCTCGTGGACGGCGTCGGGATCGTGCGCCGCGCGTGGCCGAAACGCGACAACCACGCCGACTACTTCAACAACATGCCGCCCGGCACCCGTACCGGCGCCATGGTCATCGTGCACATCGGCCACCAGCGTGAGACCCGCAAGGCGGTCGGCGGCGCGACTAGCGGCGTCAAACGGGTCGCGTACACGGTGACGCTGCACTGCTACATCCGCTCCAACACCCCGTACGCCGAAGACGCGCAGGACGACGTGTACGCGCTGCGCGACAACCTGGTGGCCCGTCTGCGCCTGGATCGCACCCTCGGCGGCGCGGTGTTCCAGGCGGGTGAGGCCGTGGACGGCGAGACCTCGTGGATCGAGTTCGAGTACGGGCAGGCCGAAACCAAGGATGAGTTGACCAAGAACTACCTGTCCATGCAGTTCCCGGCCACCGAGTACCTGTACGCCTGAGATGGCGAAGAGCTCCCGGCGCCACGGCGGTCACCGCCACGAGTCTGCCGCGCAACGCAAGAAACAGTCGGCACGCGAGAAGGGCCGCAAGCACCCGCACCACGGAAGCCACACCCACCACAGGCACACAGCCCGCCGGCATCAGGCGCACCGTCACCAGCGCCGCCGCAGGGGGCTGAAGCATCCGCACAAGGGCTCGCACACGAAGCACCACCTGCGGCACCCGGCTGCCAAGCGGCACACGAAGGCGAAGCACACCGCGCCCCGGCATCACGCAGCGCGCCCGCGGCGTGAACGTATCCGTCCGTCCCGGTTCAAGCACGGGCGCACCCGGCTGCCGTCCCGCTTCAAGAAGGGGCGCCGTATCCGCGGCCAGCGTTCCCCGTTCGCCGCGGGCCGCCGTCACATGCACGCCTGGCGCTGAGCGCCGCCCACCATCCCGCGCCCCACCGAGAGGCGGTCCGCCATGCCCCCGCGCACCCGCACGCCCACTCCTGAAACGCCACCGGATGCCCCGCCGCCGGACGCGGGCGGCTACTTCCGCAACAGCGGCCTGAGCGAACTGACGGTGCTCGCGCAGGACGCCACGCAGGTGCTCTCCCCCGGCCGGATCGCCGCGTTCACGCGCACCCCGACCCACCGGGACCTCGCGGCGGTCAGCGAGGCGGACTACCGCGCGCAGCTGGCCGCCGACGAAACCGCCGCCCGCGCGGCGCAGGCAGTGCAGGACGCCCCCACTGACACCGAGACGGAGGCGTAGCCCGTCATGGCCGGCCCCACCACGTACCCCAGTGTTAAGCGGTTCATCGGGTTCGCGAAGGAAACCACCCCCGGCACCCCGGTCGCCCCGGTCGCGTACATGCCGATCACGAAGTTCGACTGGAACGACAAGCCGACCTGGCTCAAGGACATGGGCCTGCGCGGGGTGATGGGCAGCGACGCGTTCAACATCATCCAGGGCACGGAGATCGGCGAACTCGACTTCGAGGGACCTGTGTTCGCCGACGAGCTCGGGTACCTGCTCGGCAACCTGCTGGGCACCGACGACACCACCGGCGCCAGCGCCCCGTTCACGCACAAGTTCTCGCTGAACAACTCCGGCAGCGGGCAGCCGACGACGCACACGATCTCCCAGTACTACGGCATCACCCCCACCAGCGGCACGCGGCAGTTCGCGGGCACGTGCGTCTCGGAGATCGGGTTCAAGTTCAACGCCGAGTCCGAACTGCTCACCTACACGGCGAAAGCCACCTCGTGGATCTCGAACACGGCGGGTTCGGCGCCGACTTCGACGTTCACCGGGGCGAAGCCGCTGCCGTCGTGGCAGGCGGTGCTGGGTATCGCGGGCCCGGCGTCGGGCGGCACGCAGGTGCTGACGGTCAACAGCGGCGAGTTCAACTTCAAGCGGGCCTTGAAGGTGTACTTCACCGCGCAGAACAGCCAGAACCCGTACATCATCCAGCGCGGCGGGGTGACTGCGGACTGGAAGCTGACGTTCGTCGCCGCGGACGAGACCCCGCTGACGTACATGCGCAACAACACCCAGCCGCAGGTGCAGTTCATCCTCAACAACGGTTTGACTTTGGGGAATGCGCTGGTGGTGCAGGTGGACATGCAGCAGGCGGCGTTCACGGAGGCCAAGCCGAACTTCGGCGAGGAGGCGATCCTGTGGGACTGCACCGGCTCGGCGGTGTTCAACTCCACGAACGTCGGATCGAGCGCGGGTCTGGGCCCGGCGACGGTGAGCCTGCAGAACGCCATCGCCGCATCTACGTACATTTAGACAGAAGGCGCGCATGAAGATCGACCTGCCGTCGGGTGCGTGGGCGGACCTGCTCGCCCCCGACAAACTCAAAGCCAAGCACCAGCGCGCCGTCATGCGCGCCGTCACCAGCACCGAGCAGCGCGAAGGCGGTATGGCCGTCGACCTGACCGACGGCGTGATCGCCGTGATCGTGCAGGACTGGAACATAACCGGCGACGACGGGGGACTGCTGCCGCTGCCGAGCGAGAGGTTCGATTCCATCGACGAACTCTCGATCGAGGACTACGAGGCGCTGCTCGGCCACGAGTACGTGACTACTGTCGCGCAGCGGCTGATGAAGCTGCGCGCCGAGCGGGTCAGCCCGGACGACTGGGACAAGCCTGAGTCCCCTTCCGAGCCCTCCAGCGGATCCGGGCCCGGTGCGAGGGCGGCAGCATCCCGGAGCACAAAGACGTCCGCACGGAGTGGGACGAAGACCAGATCTACGTCGACTTCGCGGAGCGGTGGGGCTGGCCGCCGCAAGTAGTCGATGAGATGCCGGTCGGGCCGTACAACCGGATGCTGCGGATCGCGCAGGTCTACGACGAAGTCCGCGCGGAGAAGCAACCGCGGCTCGGGTGAGACCCGGGGGGTGAGGGTGTGGCGGTACGGCTGATCGGGCTCGCCGAGTTCGATGCCGCCCTCAAGGCGATGACCGGCATGGCGAACGCCGCCAGCCGGGAGGCGACCGGCAAGGGCGCGCACCTGATCGAAGCCGAGACGAAGAAGAACCTGGCGATCGGCACCCACAAGCGCGGCGAACCGACGACATCCGCTCCTGGCACGCCGCCGGATCTCGTCACAGGCCAGCTACGGCGCTCCATACGAGTCAAGGGGCCGCGAAGTATCGGCCCGCAGACCTGGGAGGCGAGCGTCGGCCCGACCGCCGTGTACGGGCGCATCCAGGAACTCGGCGGCGACACGGGACGCCACTACGCCAGCCACCTGCCCGCGCGCCCGTATCTCGCTCCGGCGTTCGAGCGCCTGACGACCTCGGGCGATCTGGCCGAGGTGTACACGCAGGCGTGGAAGAACGTCTGGTATCGCGGCTAAGTCTCCTCGTTCTCGCCGCGCGCACGACCGCCACCCGCCTTCGACCCGAGGGGGTGGTTTTTGAATGGCTGGCTTCCTTCCCCCGGTAGTCGCTGTTCTTCATAGCTGACCGCGAATATCAGCGAGTTCAGCGCCAAGATGGGCGAAGCCCGCGCGGAGATGAAGGAAACAGACAGTTCCTTCGCGCAGGCTGGCGCGTTCGGCAAGGTCGCGTTCCTCGCGCTTGGGGCGGCCGCGGTCGGCGTCGGCTACGAGTCGGTGAAGATGGCCGCCGGGTTCGACCAGGCCATGGAGATGATCCACACCCAGGCCGGGGCGTCCCAGGCCGAGGTCGACGCCCTCAAGGGCAAGGTGCTCGATCTGGCCCCCGCGGTCGGTATGGGCCCGGAGCAACTGGCCACCGGCCTCTACCACATCGAGTCCGCCGGGTTCCGCGCCGGCCAGGCCATGGACATCCTCACGGCCGCCGCGAAACTCTCCCAGATCGGCCAGTCCGACTTCGAGACCACCGCCCAGGCCGTCGTCGGCGTCATGGCCTCGCAGATCAAGGGCGTCAAAGACGCCGCCGACGCCGGGAACCTGCTCAACACCACGGTCGGCATGGGCGACATGAAGATGCAGCAGCTCGCCGAAGCCATCGGAACCGGGATCCTGCCTAAGGCCGCCGCGGCAGGGCTCTCCTTCGAAGACGTCGGCGCCGCGCTGGCCACCCTCACGGACAACGTCACGCCCGCCAACGAGGCCGCCACGCGGCTCGGCATGACCTTCTCCATGATGTCCGCGCCGACCGCCAAGGCGAAGGCCGCCTACGAGGCGATCGGGATGACCAGCACCCAGCTGGCCAACGACATGCGCGGCCCCGGCGGCCTGAGCGCTGCGCTGCAGGATCTGCAGAACCACCTGAACAAGACCTACCCGGCTGGGCACGCGGTGAAGCTGTCGCTGCAGGAGCAGCAGGCCGAGCTCAAAACCTACTCCCAGTCCCTCGCCGACATGGGTGTACCGCTCGACCAGCAGACCACGCTGCTGGCTCAGTTCAAGGCGAACCTGGAGAAGTCCGGTTCGGCGGCGGTCAAGCAGTCCGAAGCCCTCAGCGCCATGTTCGGCGGGGGCAAGTCGTCCGGGACGATGATGACGCTGCTCGGCGAGATGGACCGGTTCAAGGAGAAGACCGACCAGTACGGCACCGCCGCGTCCCGGGCGAAGCAGGCGCAGGAGGCGTGGCAGGCGCAGCAGGCCCAGTTCTCCCAGCAGATCAAGCAGATCGCCGCCCAGTTCGAGGTGTGGGGCGTCAAGCTCGGCAACATCCTGATCCCGGTGTTGCAGCGGTTCCTGACCTGGATCCGCGACGGCGCTTCGTGGATCCGGCAGCACAAGCTCGCGCTGGACATCCTCGTCGGCGTGCTCGGCGGTGCGCTGGTCGCGGCGCTGTATGCGGCGACCGCGGCGACGATCGCGTGGACTGCCGCACTGGACGTAAACCCGGTGTTCTTGATCATCGCGGCGATTGGCGCGCTGGTCGGCGGCCTGATCTACGCCTACAAGCACTTCGAGGGCTTCCGCAACGTGGTCGACGCGGTGGGCCGGTTCTTCAAGGCCTTGTGGACCGATGCGCTTCACGCGGTCGGCGCGGTGGTCAGATGGTTCACCGACGGGCCGCTGCAGTGGTTCAAGGCACGGATCAACGAGTTCAAGCAGTTCTGGTCGCAGCACGGCCAGGAGATCATCACCATCGCCAAGAAGGCGTGGGAGATCATCTCCACGCTGATCAAGGTCTACTGGGCTGTCATCACCGGGATCTTCAAGACCGGCGTCGCCGTAATCGAACAAGTGTGGCGGTTCGTCTGGGACGTGATCAAGAACGTCGTGAAGACCGCCTGGGACCTGGTGAAGAACATCGTCGAAACCGGCTGGCACCTGATCCTCAACGTCTTCTCCCTGTTCGCCGACCTGCTCACCGGCAAGTGGAGCAAGCTGTGGGGCGACTTCAAGAAGATCGTGAACCAGTTGCTGGGGGACATCGGCAAGACCATCGGCAACTTCGCCAAAGACGCCCTCAACCTGCTCTACCAGGCGGGCAAGGACATCATCCAGGGCCTTATCAACGGCGTGAAGTCGATGGGCAGCGCCGCCTGGGACGCAGTGAAGAGCATCGGGTCTTCGATCAAGCACGGGTTCACATCCCTGTTCGGGATCGGCTCACCCTCGAGGCTGTTCCACGAGTACGGCAAGAACATCGGCCAAGGCCTGGTCAACGGCATCACCTCGATGCACGGCGACGCGTCGAGGGCGGCGCTCGGGCTGGGGAACGCGGCGCTCGGCGGGTTCGGTGCGACGGGCCTCGGCGGGATGCTCGCCGGGTCCGGGATCGGCGGCGGGGTCTCCTCCGGCGGCGGCGTGATCGTGGTGGTGAACGTGCAGGGCGGGGTGCATTCGGACGCGGGGATCGCGAAGGTCGTACGGCAGGAAGTGCTGCGCTACCAGCAGCGCAACTCCCGCAACAACCTCGCCCTGAGCACGTTCTGACCTGGCTCGGGCTTACGGGTTCGCCGCTTCCCTCGCGGGCATCTCCGAGGCGTCGGGTGCCTCGAGCGCCTCGATCACCGGCTTGAGCATCCGCCACGTCGACATCAGTTCGGGAAGTATCGCCAGCCAGATCGGTTCGATGAAGCGGCGAGCGGCGGCCACGGCGCGTCGCAGGTTCGCGATCTCTTCCGACTGCTGGCGATGCTCATCCAAAACCGCGCGGACGTCCTCGATCAACGGCTCGCCCGGCGCCTCGTCGCTGCGTCCGGCCCGGTAGGCCTCATCGCGCTCGACCCAAGCGGTGAGCCGCGCCACTACGTCACTGGTCATGCGCCCAGGCTAGGGCAGGTTCCACTGCGCGGTGCTGTCGGCCATGCCTGAGTCCGGGGTGAACTGCACCTTCACCGGCTTGTCACCGTTCGGGACCTGGAAGACCACGATCCCGAGCACACTGTCACCCGGGGCGATGTTCACCGACCCGAACGACTGCCCGGCCGTCACGTTCGACAGGTCGCTCTGGAACTGCTGCCCCGAGGTGTCCTTCAACGTGACGCAGTTGTCCGGGGAGTCCGAGTACGCCTTCGACCCGCTGTTAGTGATCCGGAACTGCGCGGCGTAGAACACCTTGCCGCTGTCCGGGCTGGTGAACTCGTCCGCGCCCTTCGCGTCCGGGAACACCTTGACCAGTTGCACAGACAGCTTCTCGCCGTTGAACCCCGACACGCGGACCGTGTCGCCGACCCCGGCGGGCTTCATGGCCGCAGCAGACGACGCGGCGTGAGTGCTCGGCGCGACCGTGGCCGCCGTGGTGTTCACGGTGGCGCCGGTACTCGAGCATCCGGCCGCGGCGAGTAGCAGCGCGACAGCAGGCACAGCGAAACGCGGACGCATGATGATCCCCCTCGGTGTCGGAACATGCGAGCGCGACGCTACCCCCACCCCATGACACCCCGGCCAGGCGTTACCCGGATCGTTACCCGCCAGGGGGTGCGCGGTGACCATCACCACCATCCCGCCCACCTTCTACCAGATCGCATTCAATGCTGACCCCAACCAGACCGCCATCCCCCCGTACTGGACCGACCAGTCCTGGCGCGTCCAATTCCCCTGGTCGACCAGTCGCGGCCGCCAATACGAACTCGACTCCGTCGAAACCGGCGAATGGCGCCCCACCCTCGCCAACCCCGACGGGGCCCTGGACCCCAGCAACACCACAGGCGCCTACTACCCGAACGTGCTGCCGTTCCGGCAGGCCCGCATCATCTGCAAACCCGGACCCAACGCCCTGACCCCGGACCAGGCCACCGCCGGAGAAGCCACCGGCTACCCCGCCGGGATCACCGTCCCGGCGCAGATGAACATCAGCAACGACTTCGGGTACGCCGTCAGCCTGCAAAACTCCGGCACCGCCTACCAGGGCGCCCAGGTCTACCAGGTCACCCTCCCGGCGTCCTCCACGCAGTTCACCACCGTCCTGCTGGCCAAACCCGTGCCCGTCGTGCCGGGCACGACGTACTGCTTCTCGACGCAGGTGCGGATCAACTCCGGGACCTCCACCCCGACCAGCGCCACGATCCTGTGGTACGACGCCACCGGCGCGAACATCTCCGCCGTCGCCGGATCCTCCGTGACCCCCACCTCCGGGTCGCCCAGCTGGCTGCAGGTCAGCGCGGTAGGCGCGGCGCCGTCCGCCGCGTACAGTGCCGCGCTGAAAATCCAGATCGCGTCCGGCGGCTCGACCTCGGCGCAAACCGTGTGGCAGGCCGACGGCCTGCAGTTCGAGCAGAACGCGTTCCCCACCCCGTTCCAGGTCCCGTTCACCCTCTCCACGAACCTGCTGCCCGGGAACCTGGCGACCGGCGGATACGACGCTGGCACCGCCACCGGATGGTGGTACCCCACCGCCGGTAGCGTCTCGTACGTCACCGGCCTGACCGCCGCGCCAACCGGGCACACCAACGCGTTCGCGTGGACGAGCCCGACCGGAACCACGAGCAGCTCGCCGCTGCTCGCCGGCGCCGCCGCGTCCGGGCCGGTCGCCGACATCGTGCAAGTCACCGGCGCCACCGCGTACAGCGCGTCGTTCTACGCGCTGCGCGCCACCTCCGCCGACGCCACGATCGCCGTGACCGCCACCATCACCTGGTACGGGTCGGCCGCCACCTCCGTCGGCACCACCGTCGGTTCACCGCTCACCCTCGCCACCGGCTCCTGGGGGCGCCTGACCGTGTCGGGCACCGCCCCGTCCGGGGCGCTGTGGGGCCGCATCCAGGTCGCCGTCACCACCCCGGCCAGCACGACCGCGAGCAACACCGTGTACCTGACGGCCGGGCAGTTCGAGGCCGCCGGGGCGCCGACCTCGTGGCGCGACACCGGCCCCACCTCCTCGATCATCACGCCGTTCGTGGAGCGCTGGCCGCAGACCTGGTCCGAGCAGGACGGGACGTACGGCACCAGTGACGTGATCGGCGATGACGCGTTCGTCGCCCTGTCGCAGTACACGATCAGCGAGCCGTTCGTCGAGGAGCTGCTCACCCTGGGCCCGAACTTCGTGTACGCGCTCAACGACCCGGCCGGGTCGAGCGGCTGTGCGGACGCCGCGGGCAAGCGGATCGCAGCCCCGGTGGAGAGCAGCCCGTTCGGCACCGGGTCGCTGGTGTTCGGCAGTTCAGTGACCTCCACCACCCCGGGCTCGGCGTTCACCGGAACCGCCGGACCGGTCGCGACGTTCGCGAACAACGCCACCGCGAACGCACCCTCACAAGCCCAGTTCGCGGAGACGTTCGTCTCCCTACACAAAACCACCTCCAGCCCCGGCCCCCCGACCAGCGGAGCGTGGACGCGCATCATCGCGTTCCGCGCCACCGCCGCACCCGGCACCAACAAGGCCTATACGCTGTGGGACGCCGAACCACCTTCCTGGACCACGAACGCCTCGCTCGCCCAGTTCGCGATCAACAACCTGGGCCAGGCCAACATCCAATGGTCCGACTACCACGGCACCTCGGCGTGGGACTACACCGGCACCGCGAACCTGTGCGACGGCAACTGGCACCTGCTCGCCATGGGCAACGACCCGGTCGCGACCGGCACCGTGATCTGGGTCGACGGCACGGTGGTGTCCACCAGCCCCGGCGCGACCGGGACGCCGCTGGGCATCGTCACCGACGTGCTCGGCTGCTCCGTGGTCACCGGCAAGCAGATCTACGACGGCGGCCACATCGGGGATCTCGCATTCGCCGCCGAGTTCCCCGCGCTGCTCACCAGCGCCCAGATGACGAACCTGTACAACTCGTGGCGCACCGCCAGCCAGGGCGAATCCACCGGCGCCCGCATCCAGCGGATCCTGAACTGGGTCGGCTGGACCGGAACAACCGCCCTCGACACCGGTTCGACCACGAGCATGGGGCCCGCGACCGACATCGCCGGCGCCACCGGCCTGGACGCGTGCAACAACGCCACCCTCACCGAGAACGGCAACTTCTTCATCGCCTCGGGCGGCGCGGTCACGTTCAAGGCGCGCTCCGCCCGCTACGGGCAGCTCAACCCCGTGTACATCTTCGGCGAGCAGACCAGCGTCGGGGAGTGGCCGTTCGAGAACCCGTTCCAGTTCGACGACGACCCGAGCCACATCGCGAACCAGGTGCAG